AATCGCGGTGCTGTTCATAATGTTATGGTACGTATGGGTAATGATAATGATAAGGATGAGCCACACATACCGTGGTCACTTCTCGTCACCGTTTTGGTCTTGTGTCTTGTGTTAGTTATAGCGCTTCCAATAATGGGGATCATGTACATGGACATGAACAACGCAACAGCTAAAGCGATGGAAGAAGTAAAGAAGATGCGTGAGTTACGCGCAAAGATAATGTTACAAATGCAGGGGGAACAATGAGCATGCAAGACATTTTAAAAGCCGTATTGCCTATCCTTGTTGCTGCTATTGGATGGTTGCTGTCTGAGGTAGGGTCGTTTAATACACGGCTAACTAAGATTGAAGGCGCTATGCCAGCATTGATTACCGAGCAAGGTGTTCCAACAGATAGCCCTATTTCAGCCGAACGTCGCCATGTAATGAAAGAAGAGCTATACAAAGAAATCCATGACTTGCAAGTACGAGTCAAACTTATGGAAGAAAGAGGCAAACGATAATGCTTACAATCTTTTCAACGCTCGTATCGTTCTTGATGGGCGGCTTACCCAAGATACTAGACTTTTTCCAAGACAAAGCTGACAAAGGGCACGAGTTAAAACTAGCCCAAATGCAGACTGAACGCGAAATGCAATTGCTTGCGGCAGGTTACGTAGCGCAACAGCGTATAGAAGAAATCAAACTTGATGAGATAAAGACGCAGACAGCTTCTGCGGAGAAAGTCTCGCTAATCGATGCACAACAAGCAGAGATGAGTGCCATCTACGCGCACGACATGAGCTTGAATGAAGGCACATCTACATGGATGAAAGACTTCCGCGCTAGTGTTCGTCCTGTAATTACTTACGGTTTCTTCTTTCTACTGGTTGGTATTGATTCTGTGTTGGCATACAAAGGTTTGACTAGCGGCGTTGACTTTGTGCAGTTAGCTGATCAACTTTGGGATAACGAGACCCAAGCATTGTTTGCAAGCATCATAGCTTTTCACTTCGGTGGCAGGGCGTTTGGGAAATAAATCATGGCGTTTCTAACGGCAAATGTTCCACCAATACATTGCTATATACGCAAAGAATTTTTATATAATTTTACAAAAGGTCATGGAGAATATGAACCTTGCATTTGGGTTTCTGTAAAAAGTATTCGTGGGCAGGCTCTGAGAATAGAGTCGTATCTACCTAATTACGGGGCGCTCTACGACAAACTGCCTATCCATGCGTTTGTTAGCAGACAAGATGATTTAACATCTTTTTTACCGTTAGATACTTTGCAGATATGGGATTGTTTTGATTACGACTTTACGGTTATACAAAAAACTTTTCTCAGTAATTTAAGTTGTTCGTTTTACGCTAAAGACAAACAATTACATAAAGGAATGTATTTGTTTACTTTGGATCACGCCCACCCAGACAAAAGCATCATCAATACGGGGTATAGCGAGTGTCCAGAAGATCATAAAAGTTTTAACATTTTGCAGTTAGATAACGGGCAGTATGCTGCGCAACCAAATAACAGATGTTTGTTTTACGACGCCGCTAGTAATCCAATAGAGATGAAATTTCCAGACTTTAAAGTTTGTACAAAGTATTACATTTGTGAGTTGAACCCTAAGTGGAATCTTGGTGACAGTGATAGGGTTATGTATGATTAGCAACAAAGCCCTTAAAATGATCTCTCATCACGAGGGCATCAGATTGAGACCATACCGATGTCCTGCCCGACTCTGGACTGTTTGCGTGGGTCACGTAATTGATGCGAACCATGCAAGGGTTCCGTTTGAAGAGCGCAACAATCTGGTAATCCCAGAGGGCTGGAACCGTGTATTTACAATGGAAGAGTCGGATGCCATACTTGCTAAAGACCTTGAGCGATTTCAGAATGGAGTTCTTAAATACTGTCCTACTGCTCGCGGTAAGCAAGGCTGGATGGACGCTTTGGTCAGCTTTAGTTTTAATGTAGGGCTGGGTACGCTACAGCGCAGCACTTTACGGCAGAAGCACAATCGCGGAGATTACGCGGGTGCAGCAGAGGAGTTTCTGAAGTACACGAAAGCTGGCGGCAAGGTACTCAAAGGACTGGTTAATCGGCGCAGTGATGAGCGCGCTTTGTATTTGGGTGGATAAGAATGCCATTACAGAAACTGCAACTCAGACCAGGCGTTAACAGAGAAGGAACCACGCTTGCTAACGAAGGTGGTTGGTTTGAGTGCGATAAGATCAGGTTTCGTTCAGGCTATCCTCAAAAAATTGGTGGATGGACTCCCATCTCCAGCAATACATATCTTGGTGTAGCTCGTTCTCTTTGGAACTGGGTAACCCTGCGCGGATACAACCTGCTGGGTGTAGGAACAAACTTAAAGTATTACGTTGAGAGTGGTGGTGTCTACAATGACATTACGCCTATCCGTGCGACCGACATATTAACAAATCCTTTTACCACCATAAACGGCTCTGCCGTAGTGACAGTTACTGATGCTGGTCACGGCGCTATTAACGGCGACTACGTTACGTTCTCTGGCGCGTCTGCGGTATCTGGATTAGATCTCAACAATGAATACGTAATATTTAATGCTGACACTAACTCGTATCAAATTACAGCGGCTACTACTGCTAACGCATCTGCGACCGGCGGCGGCACAGTTACTGCGGCGTACCAGATTAACACTGGATTGGCTACGTTTGGTTATTTGACTGGCTGGGGCGCAGGTCTGTGGGGCGGTTTCGTCTACGGTACAGCCCAGACCACATTAAGCCTTGCGCTAAATACAAGCAACACAACGATTGCAGTTAACTCAACTACAGGGTTTGCCAATGCTACTGGCACTCTGATGATTGGTAACAGTGAGCTAACTACGTACACTGGAAATACTTCCACTTCATTTACCGGCGCAACTCGTGGTGCTAGTGGGACTATTGCTACGGCATTCCCTGCAAATACGGCTGTGTACAACGCCGCCACGTTTACTAGCTGGGGTCAGTCTTCTGCTTACGGTATTGCAGAACAACCGCGTTTGTGGTCAGAAGCTAACTACGGTGAGTTTCTGATTATCAATCCTCGCGGCGGGGCACTATATTTATGGGTGCCGGACTACAGTGGATCTGGAAACTTACAGTTTGTTAACAGAGCGCAATTACTATCACCCAATAGTTCTGGCATATACGACACAGATGCAGAGTGCCCAACTGTTTGTAACTTTGTGCTGGTATCAGATGCTTCCCGTTTTGTACTATCGTTTGGCGTTAATGATTACGGTTCAACAATCCAAGACCCACTGTTAATCCGTTGGTCTGCGCAGGAAGATTATCAGACATGGACGCCAGCTATTACCAATCAGGCTGGTAGCTACCGTCTGTCTAGCGGATCGCAGATTATTACCGCACAGCAGACTCGCCAAGAGATTCTAGTATTTACAGATGCTGCGCTGTTTTCTATGCAGTATCTTGGCCCACCGTTTGTGTGGGGATTTAACATCCTGTCTGACAATATATCTATTGTCGGCCCGAACGCGGTAGCAACAGCTAATAACCTGACCTACTGGATGGGTGTGGATAAGTTCTATGTCTACACGGGTCGAGTGGAAACTCTTCCATGTTCACTTCGACAATACGTGTTTGGCGATATCAACTTGCAGCAGAGCTATCAGTTCTTTGCTGGCACGAACGAAGGATTTAGTGAGGTCTGGTGGTATTACTGCTCGGCTAACTCAGAAGTTGTTGACCGCTATGTGATATACAACTATCTGGATCAGGTTTGGTACTACGGCAATCTAGGAAGAACTGCATGGTCAGACAGCCCGCTGCGAGAGTTCCCTATGGGCGCAACCTACAGCCAGACAATTGTGTACCACGAGAGCGGTACTAATAACGTAGAGGTAAACGGCACAATCTTGCCTATCACTTCATTTATCCAGTCATCTGACTTTGATATTGGTGACGGTCACAACTTTGGATTTGTGTGGAGAATGATTCCTGACATTACGTTTGACGGATCAACTACATCTTCTCCTGACAAACCGCAGGTGACATTTAGCCTGCGTCCACGGCAGAATCCTGGCGCTCCTTACGGCACGGCAGATACGCCAACAGTTCAGTCAGCACAGTCCTACAACACGGTCAAGAACTACAACGTACAAGAATTTACTCAGATTGTGTATACAAGACTGCGCGGTCGCCAAATGGCCTTTAAGATCAGCTCAGATCAGTTGGGATGTCAGTGGCAATTAGGTGCGCCACGTATAGACGTTAGGTCGGATGGACGTAGATGACCACACAGATTGTTACTACAGAGGTTCTTGATCTTACTAGGACGAAAGCTCCTGCGCTTCCTATCGCGCCAGTAGATTACAGCCGCCAGTATTTGGATCAACTTAATAACGTCTTACGTCTGTACTTTTCACAGCTAGATAACTTTATAGGCCAGTTATCATCAAACACTACTGTTACTACAGCTAACTTGCGGGTTCCTTATGGAGCATTCTCAAGCAACCTGACACAAACAACAACAGCAAATACAGCAACGCAGATGACGATGAACACGACGGATTTTACAAGCAACGTCACGTTGAATTCGTCAAACATTACTGTTGAGTATGCTGGTATATACAACTTGCAATTTAGTGCGCAGTTAGAAAATGCTGATAATGCGCCGGAAGATGTGTTTATCTGGCTAAAACAAAACGGCGTTGATATTCCCGGTTCTGCTGGCAAAGTTGGTATGCCTGCTCGTAAAGCTGTAAACAATCCATCTCATGACATTAAAGGCTGGAATTACTTTTTATCCATGAATGCTGGAGATAATGTGGCTATTTATTGGTCACCTACACAGTCTAATGTAACCATACCTTTTTACGCTGCGTCTGGCAGCCCGACAAAGCCATCTACTCAATCAGTGGTGACTACGCTAACCTTTGTTTCGGCGTTACCCACATGATACTATTGACAAAATTTTCTAAAGGTGCGTTATGAGCCTGCATACCCTAGCTAACCATCTCCAGTCCGCTGGCAGAGGCGATGACAAATTACTTGTTCACATGACGCCAGGCGAGGTACAGGGACTGCAATCCTTAGCCATGGCGCACGGTGGTTCGTTGTCTATCAACCCTGAGACTGGATTACCAGAGGCAGGATTCTTGTCAAGAATTCTTCCTATGGTTGCTGGAGCAGCTTTGACCATAGGATCTGGTGGCGCTCTTTCTCCAATGGTTGCTTCGATGATGGTAGGCGGAGCTACTGCTGTTGCTACAGGAAGTTTAAAGAATGGTTTGTTAGCTGGTCTAGGTGCTTATGGTGGTGCTGGAATAGGTGCTGGTATGGGTGCTGGAGCGGCTGCTGCTGGTGCTGCTAGTGCTGCTGGTTCAGCGGTGCCCGCAGCCGTAGGTGCAGGACAACTTTTAGGGCCTGCTGGTTTAGCTGGATCTCCTGCTGCTCTTACTGGTATGACTGGTGCTACTGCTGCCGGTACTGCTGCTAACACTGCCGCTGGTGCTGCTGGTAATTTTGCAGGTATACCTGGTACAAATGCTGGCGCAATGTATGGCGCGCCAATCGCTCCGCCATCCGCAGCTCCTGTTGCGCCGTATGGCAGCCCAGCAACATTCAATGCCGGAGTGCCTCAGTTAACAGATGTAAATGCGTTAGCTCAACAGCGCGCATTTGCGCAACAAGCAGCACAAGCAACTCCTAGCAAAGTATTAGAAGAACAAGCCAAATCTAAAGGTATGTTTGGCGGTATGGATTTCTCCAAGCTAATAAACCCTGACTTCATCAAAGAGAACAAAGGTAACTACTTAGCGGCTATGGCTCCA